TTCTTACCATTTTCTTCCTCCTCTTGAACCTGGTGAATTGCTGCCTGAGCCTCCACCAGAACTTCCTCCACCACTAGAGCCTCCTGCTGCTCCTCCTGTTGCAACCGCTGCTGCGTTAATTGCTGCACCTGTTGCTACAACTGTTGCAACAACCATATCTGTTGCCTCTTCTCTTTCGCTTTCTGTCATGTCGGCACCAATACTTCCAATGGCTGCTAAGGCTGCCCCTGGATCAGTGAATACTGCTTCTATTAATGCTCCTGGATCTTGAACTAATTCTACGTTTGCTGCAACTTCTGCAGTAATAACAAGCACCTCACCAGACTCTGATGTTCTAACTTCAATTGGAGTATCTGGTGGCAAGTCTTTAAGTTCAACTCCAGAGGCTTGAATTTCTGCTACTGAAATTGATTCTCCTGGCTTAAGGTCTTCTATTAATGTTGCTATCACAACATCTTTTTGCTCTTCAGTTAATTCTTTTCCAGACTCTACATCTTTCTTTATATCATCAATAATTTTTTCTTCTTCTGCAATAACCGCTAACTCTTCTGCAATTTCCGCTTCTTCCTCTGCTATGGCTGCTTCCTTTTCTGCTATAGCATTTGCTATTTCTTGTTCCATAGCCTCTTGCTCAGCAGCAATTTTTTCTTCTTCTGCTTTGGCATTTGCCTCTTCTTGCGCTTCTGCTTCTTCTTGTGCAATACGGTCTGCTTCTGCTTGGGCTTCTGCTTCCATTTGTGCTTGTGCCGCTTCAAGTTCTGCTGCTATACGATCAGCCTCTGCATTTGCATCTATCTCTGCCTGTATTCTTGCTGCCTCTTCTGCCATTGCTGCTTCTTCTTCTGCAATTTTGGCAGCAAGTTCTGCTGCAATTCTATTTGCTTCTGCATTGGCTGCAGCAATTTCTGCAAGCCTGTTTGCTTCTGCTTGTGCTTCTGCTGCTTGCTGTGCAATTAACGCTGCTGTTTCTGCTTGTATCCTTGCTGCTTCTGCTTGTTGTGCAGATAACTGGGCTGCTACCTGTGCAGCAATTTCTGCCTCAGTTGGTCCAGTAGGTACTACTGTAACTGGTCCTGTTGGAACCGCTGGTGTTGTTACAGTTGTTGTTTCGCTAGGTATTGTAACAGTTGCTGTTTCAGGTGTTGGTGTTGTTACGGTTGTTGTTTCAGAGGGGCTGGGAGTCGGAGTAGGGGAAGGCTCTGGAACAGGTGCTACATATGTAGAACCAGTAACAACATTTGAATTTACAGAGTAAAGGGCAAATGTATCGTTATCTGATCTAATATGAAATGACCATACTGTTCCTGCTGGCATAAGACCATCTAGTAAAGAATGATTGATTGTAATTGTTGTATTTAAAGAATTTGGTCCACCAACATTTCCAGTTGCAATTCCCCAGCCATTGCATCCAGAACAATTAAAACTAATTGCATATCTTTCTGGTTGAGTGTTTCCAGTGTCTGGTGCTTCCCAACTTAAAACTGTTGATGTTTCTCCACTAATTATTGTTAAGTTTCTTGGAGGACCTATTGTTTTTATTACTGGGGCTGCCTGTGAAGTAAATGCTGATGCTGGAATAATATCCATAGATCCAGATTGATCCCAGTTTAAAAATACGTTTGCTCCCCCGCCATTTTCATAGTACATTAACTCTATGGTTTTTGGAACTCCAGCTGTAAAAGATATTGGATCAGTCGTAGTTCCTCCACCACCTTTATCAACCCAGTCATCTGCCACTAATACTTCATCAATATATAACCTTGTACCATCGTCTGCTGTTGCTAAAAATGATATATTTTGAGTTGTATTACTAACAATAGACCCAGTAAATCGTACGATAACATCCTCTGAAGGGCCACCTAAGACACTACCACCACCCCACTGGAAGTCAATGTTGGGTACATTTGTAGTTACTACTGGAGAGGCTCCCTGTGGTATATAAGGGGCACCATTCTGTCCCAGTACATCATAGACCTGAGCAGTCAAACCTTCTGCTGCGTGGGCCTTATCAATTATTAAAAGCAGGGGAAATAGAGCAAGGGATAAGACCAATGCTATTCTTAATAATATTTTAATATTTAACTCCTTGTAGTCGTAGTGGTGGTATGACTAACAAGACTATTATATCATTTTATAGAAACAAAAAAGGGGCTAGCACTTGGCTAACCCCCTAATTGTTGGATTAATTAAGCACGAACCTTCTTTTGGATCTTTACGACCAAAGCGGTTAGTGATGTAAGTTGCTTCTTTAGTGAAGCAATTAATGTTGCAACTTCAGTTGACAACTTAGCAACTGCATCAACTGCAGCCTGTGCAGAAACTGTTGCTGCATCTGCTGCTTTTGCTGCTGCATTTGCTGCATCTGTAGCAGCCTGTGCTGCTTTTGCTGCATCTTCAGAAGCCTTTGTAGCAGCTTTTGCTGCTTCATTAGAAACCTTTGCTGATGCTGCGACAAGAACTTGTCCAGCAAGTGGAAGTGAAGTTCCACCTGTTGCTGAGATAGTTACAGTATTTTCTGACAAAGGCATAAATACCTTATAAGACTTTACTGTTTCTGTATCAGTTGTAATTGATGTTGCTGTAATAACATCGGATCCTGAACCAAATGCATATGTAGAAGTAATTCCACCTGTAGCAAATAGGTTAGCATGTGTCTTTCCAGATACTGGAAGACCTGATGCATCAAGAACTTGAACCTTAACGGTTGCTGCTTCTCCTGGCATATAAACTTCTTTGTCAAAAGACAACTTTACAGTTGCTGCTGTACCCTCTACACGAGTAGATACTGGGTTAGAAGAAATTGTGCCAGACTTAATTGTAACTGCAACTCCGCCAGCCTTAACGCCTGTAAGAGTGAACACTGCTTCACCATTGACAATAGTTGCTGCTGTACCTGTATCAGATACTACTGCAATATCGCTTGAGTACGCATTAAGTGTTCCTGCACCTACTGTTACGCCTGCTGCATCTTTTGCAACTGCCTTAACAGTTGTTACGTTTGCACCAACAGCAATAACAGACTTAATTGAAGTTGCTACGATTGAAGCAATGTCTCCATAGAATGTTACTTGCTCTGTTGCAATTACTGTGCCTGTAAGAGTTGTAAGAGTAATTGTTGATACTCCTGCTGTACCGTCAGCAAATACACCAATGTAATTGCCTGTAGGAATTACTAATGCACGACCAGTTGCTGACATTGTTGTAGCATTTGATCCGTACCCAATAAGTCCTGAACCTGAAACAGTTGCAAGGATTGACTCTGTTGCTGATCCGCCTGCTGCATTTTTAGGTGTAACAACGATAACCGCTGCTGCATCTGTTGCTGTAGCCTTTGGAGCATAAACTGAAGCATCTGCTGTTGCAGTTGTAACTTCACCAGAATTTAAAAATGAAGTTGTAGTTGAAGCAGAAGGTGTTAGATCCGCTGCCTTAACTGTAACTGTCCATGCTACTGAAGGACCATTTGCTGGTGTTGTAGTAAGAATTCGTGCATCATATGTACCTGCAACTGAAGGTGCATTCAAAGTTACCAAGAACTTTGCTGTTACATATGTAGGTGTATTAACTGTTGAGTTAATATCTGCTGAAACATTATTGCCTGCAATAACTACAGATGCAGTTGAAGTTTCAATTAGTGACATAGTTGCAGACTTTGCTGCACCTGTTGGTTGTGAAAACATAGCAGAGATAACTGTTGCAGTATCTGCTAATGTTTGAGAAATAAATGACAATGTGACTACTGCAGTTGCAGACTCACCAGCGGTAACGGCATCAGTTGCCGCATCAATAGTTAGAGTTGGTGCATTTACAGCAGCACTTGTCGGAAGTGCCGATAGTACGCCAAAAGACATTGCTGCAGCTAGTCCTAGAGCGATTTTTTTAAATGAATTCATCTTTCTCCTTGTTAGTATTTTTATAATAAATTGAAATTAACGAGATAATCCCGAACTTCTTCAGGAATTTCCCGATTATCCAATTCTACCATACGTTGTTCTTGTTCTGCAAGTCGTTGCGATGAACGTGACCAAGTATGAATATCAATCTCTAGATTAGTGTTCTTAGGGGTGTGCGATAAAGCACCAAATACCGCACCTGTTACGGCATCCGATAAGTCTTTTGACTTTTTACGTGGGTGATCTACCTTTTTATCATTAATAATCTTAAGCTCTGACATTTCATCAAGCAATAAAGGAATTCTTGGCATAGCAACACGCTCTTCATATATCATCATTGCAAGATCTTCATAATGTTTTTTACCAACAGACACAGTATCTGTTCTTATTCCTACTGCCTGAAGTTCTTGTTGAATATCAAATGACTGCCATCTATCAAACGTTACCATTCCAAGATTAAAACCTTGTCTGCGAAGGTTTTGAATCCACTGCTTAACCTCAGAAAGATTAACTGGTCCTTCTACTTTTGGCTCCCACCAAACCACAGCATCAACAATAATAATTGGAGCAACCTGTTCATAATCTTTAACTACTTGCAAGTTTACCCACTTATCTACATGTGCAATTGCTACTGCACACTTGTCGTGTTTCTGTGCAAGGTCAGCGTGAACATAGTAAACTTTGTCTGGATCTGGCTTAAATGATTCATCAAACCTTTTATTATTATCAATTGGGTTTCTAAGAGTCATACACTTTTCAAGTTTATCTTTTTGTTTAAAGAATGCATCGGATGCAAATGTTGGTACACAAGCAAAGCGTTGCATGGCATCTCCCATGTCTGTAAAGAATGCTAACCTAAAGTCATCTATTTTACGAGTAGGGTTTACTACCCATGTAGGTCTTTTTAATGCAAATACTCCAGGGTATTTATAGGCAATGATTTGATCTTCATCCCAGGCAATATCTAAATAGTTACCCTCAAGGTCATCTGGGAAATCTGGATTCATAATAAATCTGTGTGTATATGTTATTGCTTCTTTTTCCATAATTGAATCTTCATATTTTTGTGATATAAAGTCCCCTGGAAAACGTGGGAATGATAGAAGTGCAACCTTACCAAGATCTGGAAAACGAGAGTCAACAGATGCACGGAATGCTTTATAAATATTATCAGCAGTTTTTCCTTGATCATTGCCAGTTCCAACTTCTTGTGCAAACCCAGAAATTTCATCAAGTACTGCAAGTATAAGGTTTAACCCTTCATGTGATTCACGTTCTGAGTGACCAGAATAAACAGTTATTGCTTTATCAAACTCAATGCTTTCAGCTTTTGCATTATACTTTCCTGCAAACCATTCAGACTTCTCAATCTTGGTTTTAAAACCTTTAAAGAAAACGTTCTTAGCCTGTTGAGCATTAATGGCAACGTTAATAATGTCAATAGCATCTCCTGCAGGCTTACCAAAATATCTAGCAGGATCCTTCAAGCATAATAGTTTATATACTATGTATGCACACGCTACAGTTGATGTAAAGTCTTTTCCAGATCCCTTGCCAAGTTGCAGAATTACTTCATTCTTTGTATATTTTTTATAGTAACGGTGGCCTTCTTCTGCACCCAAAAGATCAACAAGGTCTTCTTCTCTGTATATTTGGCTCATTGCTTCAACTATGTCGTATTGAACATCTGAAAGTGGTGGCTGATTTAAATATGCTTCACCCTCAACAAATGTTTTAGCATCTACTGGAAGTTCTTCAAAGTTATTATTTTTTAGTGCCTCAAAAAAATCATTGAACATTGTGGACAACGGTAATCACTTCCCCATCTTTTGCAACAGATGAAAGTCTGTACATAATTAGGTCTCTAATGTCTGGATGAGTGGAAGCAATATCTCTAAGAATACCAACTAAAACTTCTTGTCTTTTTTCAATCTCAACTATTTCTTCTGCAAGTTCTTTGTTTTCAAGAAGGCCTGCTTTTTGTAGCATATCAATTCTTGCTTTTTCAATATCAACAACTAGCTTAATTGCTTGTGTCTTTGCGCTAAGATTATTTACCATAGAGGCTTCATCAATAACTTCATAAGACTTTGTAATTAATTTACTATAGTGAGCATCCATTGCGGCAAGTGCTTCCTTAGCACGAGCACGAATTGCATCATTAGCGGAAGCCATGACTTTCCACTCATTTATAAGTTCTACAACACGAACTCTAGGAATTGCTAATTCTTTAGAAATTCTAGTTGGGTCAGTTCCTTTAAGATACTCTGAGACAACAGTATTTACCTGATCAAGATGTTTTACTAAATCTTCTTCAGTTGACATATTTTCCCTCTAGCCTGTTAATTTCATCCTTGATATAAAATATTGCCTTTTCAAGATCTTGAATTGTTTTTGATTCATCTTTAAGACCTGCTCGCCAGAGATACTTAAAAGCATTACCAATATTAAAATTGCGATGGCGAGTAATATCTATACATTCTACGCCTGAAGGATCTGTTGTGTAATGTTGTGGATGATTGACTTGATCAACTGTAATGTTTAAATTATTACTCAATTGGCTCATCCTCTTCTAAATCAAATGCCTCTGGCAAAACTTTAAATATTGTAAGAATATAAGTTATTCCTACTGCTCCAGCAATACCAAGACCAATAATGGTTTTTTGTAACTTGTTCATCGTTTTGACTTCCTTAATCCAAACTTAGCAAGATAAACGTAGATAGTTTCTACGCTTGCTCCACACTCTTTGGCAATTTCTTCTGGGGTTTTTTTATCCATAAGATACCTCTTACGCATAAAAACCTCTGATGTATATAGTTTAGCAGCCATATTATTATTTGTCAACTTCCGTATTAATAACATCATAGTTGTAGGCATTAGAGTCTTCAAGTATCCACTTATCGTAACTCTCAACATCCCATTTGTTTGTATTAATGAGTCTTTGTATTACTAGATCTTTCTTTGTTACAAATGATGGCTCCTTTAGCCTTACCCGATTATTTGGCTGTATTGCAAAATTTCCATCATCTCTTTGAATGACGTGACCACATTTATGCTGACCTGGATTTTCAGAATACCCATCATCTAAAATGTTTGTTTCTGGGTTGTGCCAATCAAGTGTAAATAGGTATGTTCCAGGTACAGTTGTCTTAGATCTATCAAGATAGGACATTCTCATGTTACTCAAGTTTTCAAACTTTGTAACTGAAACATATGGACTAAAAGAATTCCAAAGAACAAGATTATGAATTGGCTCTTCTGGTACTCCTGGCTTAGTGCAAAAAGCATTAATTGGCATTCTCCACCAGATACCACCGTCTTCCATTAAAAAATGAAATAAGGGACTTCTACTTTTAATACTTGATACACCAAATATAACGCATGGAAAATATTGATCATGGCTATCTTCTTGGTCTCTTAAAAAATTACCACGGACGTAACACTCTATCGGTGGTATGTTTGCATTTAACTCAGGCATTATTTATCAACTCCTATTGCTTTGTCCCAGTTTTTAATAGCCCAATGACCAATACCGCAAGCATCTGCAACATCATTGTCTGTAATTGTTCTATCATAAATAGTATTTATAAATTTAATTGTTCTTTGTTTTCGTAGTTCTCTTTCATGAGATTTATACCAAGAAACAGATTTGCCTGGATTTTGTGCACGGATCAAAAGCTGTTCTTCTTTAGAAATTTTTTTGTTTCCAATATAATTTTGCCATGTGATTGGGGACACCTTTCCAATAACTTTTGTTCCTGATTGACCTGCTGCTCCTAAAATTGCCCCTTGAACTAAAGCAAGATCTGCAGCAGTCTTAGGACTGTTCATAAAAACAGTATGCTCAATTATAACTGCTTCAAATCCATTATAAAAGTCAAGAAATGCTTTTACTTTTTTACCAGCATCCATTACTTTTTCGTATGTGTTATTTCCCTCAAAGTTAATTTTTCCAATTGCTCCAAGATTATCTTTAGTGTATAAGGCAAATGCAAGGCTGTTTGTGCTTGCATCAATTGCACATATTGTGTCTGGTTGTACTTGATACCCCCACTTATTCTTGCTCATAATCAAAAAATCCTTTTATTTGTTTTAACATTTTATCAACTTCTTTTTTGCTTATATTACAATTAGAACAAAATCCAGAGTCGTTATAGATTGAAAGATCAACACCACAACCGCCCAAACATTTTCTAATTCTTCCAATTCTTTTTTGTCTGCGAGTAATCTGATAGCGTTCTGCTATTTTTTCTTTTGTAGCGTCGTCTCTACAAGATTCACTACAGTAAATCTGATAAGAAACTTTTGGTGTGAAATATAAGTCACATCTGCTACAAAGTTTCACTCAATTCCTCCAAAGAAGCTATCTTAATTATTCCATCGCCAGCTTCTGCACAAGCTGCTTTTACTGGACATGTCTTACAAATCTTAGAATTTCCACGATAGTTTTTAGTAGGAAGTGTTTGATCTTCCCAAGCTTTACGAACTTCACGCATCCAATTAAATGCATAGTCAATCCATTGACGATAACCATCATTTACTTCTACAGGAATAATCATTAAGTCATGGTTATTTTTGTTTTCATAAACAAGTGCGCCCTTTGATTTTCCAAGTATCTTCATATAAATAAGTAATTGAATAAGGTGTGCACCTTTTGGTTTATTTGTTTTCTTTCGGTATTCAAATGCTTCACTCATCATTGTCTTAATTTCACCAACAATTTCTTCGCCTTCCCAATTAAACATTACGTCACCGTAACCAAAAATTGGTGGATCATTTGCAATAACCTTAAACTCTGTTGTTTTTTCACCTTTATCATTAATATATGGAACTGCAACTCCAGAGGACAACATTGCTCCTTGAATTCTTTCATGCCCCATAGTTCCAGCACTCATGTTAGCAACGCCATAGGCATCTGTATAGTCATCAAACACATTACCATTAAATGCTAAGTACCAATAACGTGGACATTGCCCATGCTGGTATGCAATAGTAGATGGAGCAAATGTTTTCTTTGTTGTCATCTTTGGACCACGAGATACCGTGTATCCAGATCTAATCTTTGTAATCATGTCTTCAGCATTAAAGATTATATTCTGCCTTGTGATGGCTTCTTTCTTATCTGCCTCTTTTAGCATAACCTGCTTTAGTAAACTTTTTGTCATTTTTATTCCCTTTGTTTATATAAGTATAGCAGGTTAGCGCATTATATACTTGAGTGCTGACACCAAGCTATTAATAGATTCCGCTGCAGTATAGTAAATATTTTTCTTTGCTCTATCATTCTTATCAACATTTGCCATCCAAGTTGCTTTAAAAGCCATCTTTGCTGCAATTGCTTGTAACCTTACGATCTCAATACTTGCTACTTGCGTTGGAATATCTGGCTTAATAATTACCTTAGCAATAAATGTCAGAGCAGCAGTAAGCTCTTCATCTTGCATATAATCTGCAATTTCAGTCAAACCGTTTACCATCTCTAGTGTTGTTTTTGCTGGTTCAATTTGTTCAGCCATTGTCTTGCCCTTCTGTTAGTTGTTCTAATAATTCTACTTCTATTACTGCTAAACGAACCTTTGAATCTGCTTCCCCAAGTACAATAAAGATTGCTGGATCATTATGATTTTTGATTGCATCCGTTACTGCTTTTGCCCAGATATCTTTATTGATTGTTATACCCTTTGGATATTCCTTAAAGTCAACTGTAAAGTTTCTCCATGTAGCATCACCTTTATGTGTACCACGTCCAGAATTCTTGTGCTGTTTGGCACCAATTCTTTTTGACTCACTTCTTTCGCTCATAGTCCTTCTTTGTCATAATTAATGGAACTTTTGAAATATGTTTTTTACTGCACATCCAAGTTAGTTCTGCTGTTTGAATCCACAAACGCAAAGACTTTACGTCTTCTTTACATATTTGGCAATTAAAATCACCATTAAATATTTTAAATCTTTCTTCAGGCATTCATTAGCTTATTTCTAAGAGATTCCTGAAGATCAAGATCTTCTTTTACACGGTTGATAAAACCTTCACGACCTTGTACCTTTGTTCCATCTTCAAGTTTATACCATGCTCCTGTGCGCTCTACAAGTCCCGCAAGTTCTGCGGTATCAACAAGATCTCCAATGCCATCAATACCAACATTATCACCACGAAAATAAAAGTCATACTCTCCAGACTGAAATCCAGGAGATGTCTTAGAGAATTGTAATTCCCATTTAATTTTGCGACCAATTTTTTCTTCAATAAGTTTATCTCCTACTTGAATCTTGCCCTTAATAGCTTGATTATCTGATTCAGAGGAAAATAACTTAATAACAACTGAGGAATAAAACTTAGTAGCCTGACCGCCAGAAGGCTGCTGACTAGTATACATAGCACTAATATTATTACGAGACTGGCTAATAAGCACAAGCATAGTAGGCTTAACTTTATTATTAGCATAGTTAAGCATTTTCCATGCATTGCTAAAGTCTCTAGATTCCGCTCCAATTTGTTTTGTATTTTCAAGTTGCTTAAGTTCATCTGTATCCTTTTCAAAATATATGGCAGGAAGCAAAGATGTAATACTATCTATAACAATAATATCAACTCCTGCATTCATTAGATTTGTTCCTACATCTACCATTTCATTAATTGTTCTTGCTTGTGAGTAGATTAATTTTGTTGAGTCTACCCCAAGTTTATCAGCCCATGCTGAATCGTATGACATTTCTGCATCAATCCATGCACAAACCTTTCCTTCTGCTTGCGCTAGAGCAATCATCTGAAGGCACATAGAGGACTTTGCAGAAGACTTTGAGCCCCAAACCAGTACTTGTCTACCATAAGGAAGACCGCCCTTTAGAGCACGGTTTAAACCAAAACTAGGGGTTGCTGCATATTCAACTTTTTGACCAGTAGCGTCTCCTAAACGCTTGCGAATGCGTGGATCTAATTGTGCTAATACTTCTTCCATTGTTACTGACATTAAAATCGTACCCCGTGTTTTTCTGGTCTAGTTTTATTGAAGTCTACTTTTTCTCTCAATGCTTGATCAAGTGATAATCTAGTATACCCTGCTTCTACTGCTCCTGCATATAGATCTAGAGTACGTATAATAATATCTGCAAACTCTTTTGTTATTTCTTCTTCACCTTTATCTTTTCTAATTGCCTCCATAACTTCTGTTACTTCAGAAACAATCATCATGCATTGCTTAGCAATAAAAATATCATCAACTTCTTCAGGCCAAAAACCTTTTTCAACTGCAACCTCATGCAAATTAATTGCTAGATTATCAAATAAATTATCATACATTTACTACATCCTCCAATATAACGGTTCCATCTTTAGTCTTACCCAAAGAAACTTTATATACATTTCCTTCTTCAATAGTCATATATGCTTTAGAAAATACTGTTGGAAATACAAGAATTGAATGAAGTTCTCTTGCTGCATCTGCTACAACAAGATTAGCCATTTTTTTACCAGCCTTGGTCATTCTTGGTTTGAATGAAACTACAAATTGTTCTTCACCTTTATACGGTAATTGTTTATAATTTAAAAACTTTACTAATGCATCTTTTGATTCTTTAATGCTATCAGCTGGTATAGCATTTACAATTCTGTTATCACTGACAAGAATTAAATATGTTCTACCAGTTTCAATTAATGTATTTTCATCATCAAAAATTCCTACACTTCCAGTTTTATCAAGAAACTCAACTCTTGACCAACCCTTACCACGTTTAATTGATTTGATCATACCAAGCATAACAAAAGATCCAGTCTCTTCATATTCTTCTGCTTCCTGAATATAAGCATAGTAATGTTGAGGCACCGTCATATTAAACTCAGGTAGGTTTAAGTATTCGTATAAATTTTCTTTGATTTCTTGATCATTGCGTTCACTGTCAGCAAACGTTGCTGCACCAATTACTCTTAGTGCTTGTAATGCACGAGAGTTTACTCCGTTACCTTTTGTGAATGTAAACTCTTCAAGTTCTTTGTATGAACTAAATGGTCGTGCTGCAATATATCTTTCTGCAATTTTATCAGAAATAAACTTGATAGAACTGAGTCCAAACCTAATGCCTTTACCTTCAATCTTAAAATCCATATCTCT